ATAGTTCTAACTTATCAATACGAGCTCTACAATCGTATTTAAAATCCAACTCATTTTCTTTTTTCTTGTCCATTTTTCTTTCGTAGAATCGCCAAGCAGAGGTTGAACCTAATACTGTGATAGCTGTAATTAATACTGTGTATATATTTTCCATTATGATTTACTGTTTTTCCAAGTTGTGTAGCAAATAGCTAGAGCTTCATCTCTATCATATTCATTTGATATAGCTGAAATACATTTAGAAATGTATTCTCTTTGAGTTTCGGTTGTTGGTTTTGGAATTGGCATTATTTTCCGTTATTACAATTACATCCGTTATTATTACAAGTACATTCTTTCATTATCTTACCATATAAGTTACACCTTCTTTTTCAATCTTATATACGTTCTTAAATACAATAGTTCTAAATCCTACTGCATCAGAGTTATATACAATCATATAACCTTTAGCTTCATAATCGTAATCTACATTACCAGAAGGCCCAGCAACTGTAAACATATCACCGATGTATCTACTACCATCTAATCTACGAGTATAAATTTTCATTGGTGTGTACAAATCCAACACCATTTCTTTCATCTCACTATATGAAATTTCATTCTCAGCAAACTTATGTAACTTTCTAGTTACGTTTTTGTTTAATCTAAATATCATAGTGTAGCTGGTGAGATTGAACCACTACTTGCTTCACCAGGGTATGTTGATGTTACGGATGGTTCCCCTTCCAATTCAACATCAGGCATTAGTAATGAGTGTATGGTAGTTAATAACTCCTTAGCCTCATCCTCAGTAAGTTCGTTTATATCCTTCATAAGGATTTTTTTTGATAGACTGTAATCAGCGATTGATTCCCACAACTTAGATGCTTCTATTCTATTAGGAGTCGAACGTTCTAAATGCTCAAAGATTCCTTCAATAGATACGGCAGAAACTTCACCACTTTTAAACTTCTCTTTCATCTCTTCGTTATCGATTTTGAAAGTACCTATCCAACTTCCAGCAGGAACGTTCAATCCGTATAATTTAGATTTATCCATCTTTACTGATTCTTTTATCCAACTCTCTACTAAAGTAATTCCTTTTACCTTAGTTTCGTGTTCTAACGTTACTTGGTCTTGATACTTTTTCTCTAAGTACATCTGAGACAACCTTTTAATCGTCTCTGGTGAGAAGAATACCTCATAAGGTGTCCCTTTACCATCCATTCGTAATATCTTCTTATTTGGAATTAAAATAGGCGCCATAAACAATCCTTTTTCTTCTTCTACTGCTGCAAAGTGTTGTTCTTCTTTATCAAAGTAAAGTCCATATGCCTCAATAGCAGGATTATCGACCATCGATATCGCAAATATTTCATCTACATTCTCGTCCTCTATAATTAATTCAAATAATCTCATATCGTATTCTTTTTATTTTAACAATCTAATTGTTGTTTTTAGTTGAAGGTAGCAGCAGATGATGTTCTTCTATCTAACGCTTGTTGTGATGATACTGCGGTAGAAACTACATAGGCCTGTATAGGTTGTTGTTGTGCTCCACCAATAGCTCCTGCTAATTGTGTCGAAGTATTAGCTTCTCCACCAGTTTGAAATTCAGGTGCTGATGTACTTCCAATAGATGGTGTAGGTATGTTTACACCACCACCTCCGCCACCACCAGCAGAACCTCCACCAGATTCACCTGGTATGTCAGCTTGGTTAATAGCAGATATACCCTGAGCTGCCCCAGCTACAATCCCCGCAATCGATAATGCCGCTGATATCTTTTGCCCTGCTATTACCCTAGCGAGGTTAACTGTAGCTGGTATGGCAGTAATAGGGTTTGATAAAAAAGGTGCCGCTGCTGCAGTTGCTGCTGATATACCTCTAGCGGTATCAATAACAACTTTAGCGATGTTAGCACCTTGCTCTAAAACTAATCCTGCAATTGCTAGTTTCTTATTCTTACCAGCAATCTGTCCTAATAAGTTTCCAACCCCAGCAGCGTTGTTTACTTGTGTATCTTGTATGAATGCTATTGCATCCGTTTTAAATTGTTCTGCATCTATTAAGAACTGAGCAAGTTCATCAGCATCTTCTTTAATTTTTGCATCAGAAGCTTTCTGAGCATCATCCTTTTTCTTTAATGCATCGGCTGCTATCTTTAATTTATCATCTTCAAACTTCTGGTCAATAGCCAATTTATCTAATCGGTATTCCTCTTCGAATATTGACATATCCTCAATACCAGCTAACTTTAGAGCTTTCAACTCTTCTTGGTACCTTAACTCTCTTTCCTTAACCTGTCTATCTCTATCCGATAGTAATGATAGTTGTGCTTCTAATAGTATCTTATCTGCTTCACCTTGTATCCTAGCTCTCTCATCAGCTTCCTTTTGTTGATTAGCAATTCTTTTCTTAGATTCCTCTTCTTGAGTTTTAGTTTGGTCTTCTTGTCTTTTTACTTCCTCATCATTAGCCTTTTTAAGTACCTCTGATGAATTAATACTAGCCTCTTCAATTTTTGCTGAAGATATACCTAAGAACTTAGCAAACTTACTAAATCCAGTTGCAACCAATGCTAACAAATCAGCAAGTTTCTCAAAGATTGGAAGTGCTACGGCTTCTATAATAGCCATTACAGGTCCGATAATCTTACCAAATGCGCCTGATATTTTATTAAGTGTTTCTTGTCCTTCTGATGTTTTAGTTAATGATTCTCTGAATAAGGTAAACAAACCAGCTAACAATGTTACTGCAGCAATGATTGGATTGGCTGCAAACACTTTCATAGTTTGTCCTAATCCTTTAATCGATTGTCCAACGATACCAGTTACACCACTTGTAGATGCAAGAGCATCAGTAAACTTAGCAGATGATAGTTGAACTGTTTCTAATTGGTCAGTTAATCCGTTTAACTCCAGTGATAACTCTTTAAACTTTTCAGATTTAGGGTCTAACTTAGTTAACGTATCTTGAGTTTTTGATATTGCTTCATTAAGGTTTTCGAATTCTCCTAATGATGTGGCAATAGTTTTGTTAAGTAAGTCAACATTCTTAGCCGCATCCTTAGTTTCAACATCAATCTCAGCCGTATATGTTTTAGTATTTTCTGCCATTGTATATTCGTTTTATAAGTTCTTTACATTCCCCGAGTGAACTTGGCTTTTTATACAACCCCTTAGCTATATCTACATTTTTAGATACACCTACGAACTCATCCAATGAAATCAAATCTATTAAAGTCTTTATCATATTAGTTTAACAATTATTTTAGTTATTGGTATGAACCACATAAATTAGCAACAACGATTTCTGAACCTTGTGTATTACCTACTACTGTACCTGGTCTAGCACAACTAATGAATCCCTCTGCTTGTCCTTCTAAATCCTGAGTTTGTTCTACACCATCACAATCTAAATATGTAAACGTTGTTATGTTCTCTGGGTCACCATATATATCGTAAGAGTAACATGGGTTTCCATCTAAAGGGTCTGAGAATGAATCTGCTATAATTGGTCCTAACAATTGTAGTTTACATTCACCTGTTGTAAATGAATAGTCATTAACCGCTCGTAGATGGTAGTAATTACTTCTCCATTCAACGATATCATTTAGTTCTAACTCAAAGTAATCAGCTAATGGAATAACCGCATCAGCATCAATTAAACGAGTTCTTGGATTATATAGTAATTCAATATATGTAGCCCAATATTCTGAGAATAATGTATTAACTGGTACTTCACCATACGATGCTACTTCATTAAAGAATAAAAGAGAATTAGAACCAGAGGTTGGTAAATCTCCACTACTACTAACGTTATAATGGTCAACGTATGGAATATCATCTAATGTAGTAAAGGCAGATGTAGAACCATTAGCACTAGTCCAATGATAAACTTCATATTCAGGTGCTGCAATTGTTCCATTATAGTAAAACACTCTAGGTTGTACTCTTGCCGGATTGAATTTATCATCCGATATAAAAGTTGGTATATATAATTTATTATCTGCCATAATTTTTTATTAAGATGATGGGTCTGCACAATTTGCGTAGTACTGCCCTACTAATCCGTTTGAACTTAAATTATATCCATCTCCACCTCCATCAACAACAAATCCATAACCAGTTACGGGTTGAGTTAAGAATTGGTCTAAATACAATATATCACCTTGGAAGAATCCAGAAGATTGGTCAGTAAATACAGTAGTTAAATTTTCACTACAAACCGCTGGGAAGTAGTTACCTAATTGAACTAATTCACTATAACCTTGCGTTGGTACAGATGAACCACTAATACCAGTACCTTGTATATACCTTAATGGTGATACTGCAAATGTTGTTTCTACATCTAAACTACCCTGTGAGAAGAAGTTTTGATTATCAACATAATTTATAGTACCAAAATCCCTATTAATAGCTTTATCAAATTGTAATGCTAAGAAATCTCTTCCAAGTTTATCACCAAAGTTAACTTCTCTAACGGCTAAATTGTTAGCAGGTGTTACTTCAATCTTTTTGTTTAAATCAATAAACCTATCAAAGTTCTTAACCTCACCTCTTTTGTACCAACTGTTGAAGGTATCAATTATAAAGGCATTAGGTTTAACCTTTGATGGATATATAATTAAGTTAAATTTCTTTTGTAATCCTTTTATAAAATCAATTTGCATGATTCCAGTTTCTCCACCTTGTGGTAAGTTTCTGGCTATCTCCATAACTCTATAATCAGCTGCTGCTGTTACTTCATCAACTGCAATGTATCCATTAACATTTCCACCAGGGTTATTAACTACTGTAAAAGCAGTACCATCAAAGTTTTCATACTTTAATTGGAATCTATAATCCCCATCAGTAATTAACATTGTAAATTCTTCTTCTAATGTATATTCCCTATCACCAGTAGATGAGTTCTGAGAATTAATTTCTCTAAAGAACTTATTAGTTTGTTCTAATGGTTTAGCATCTACTTGACCTGGCGTACCCGTAGTTCTATAAGCTTGTAATGTAAATTGTGGAACACCTGCTGTACCATCAACTTGTACAACTAACTTAATTCTACCTTTTATTAAACTTCGTTCTCTATCTAATGTGTATTTTCCACCTGAATAACTAAATTGAGGGTTGCTTATTACACTATCGTAAGTCAAAGGTGTATAGACACCCGCCACTAACGTAACATCCGTATCTGAGCCACTTAAAGGTGCTGCTTCAAATACACCAAATCCTTCTAAATTAATTCCATCAAATACTGGGTATTTTAAATCTCTATCACATACTACATATACATCATCCCAAACACCTGTTTGTATAAATGGTGATTCATATGTATATCCATATTGTTCAAAGATTGCATCAAATACTCTTTGTACTCTAATGGCTGGTTTAAAGTTTTGTACTCCTAATGCACCTGAAGTTGAGTTAATTCCAGTTGGAAACTCATCGTAATCATATTCTATATTGCTTCCATAATCTATAAGTGGATAAACAATATCACCATTAAACAAACCATTATTCCAACTTGAAGATATGTTAGTAAACGATGCAGTGTGATTATAACTATTTAAAGTAGTTAAATCATTCAGAGTTGCTCGATTAACTTCCCTTGCAAATGATGATAAACTACCATATACAGTTACTTCATATGAGTCAACATACTTGTTAGCTATTACACTAACTTTGTTTAACTGAAGATAACCTGATGATATGTATATACCACCAAAGTCAAAATATGCATCAACCTTTTTATTAGTTGAAAATAAGAATGGGTTTATTACCGATATATCATATACATGCTCAAAGAACGCATTGTTTCTTTTAGTACCAGGTAAAGTAATTGTACGTGAAAACTCCGATGGTAACTCTCCTATATCAAATAGGCCTGTTACGTTATCGGATATCTTAATCTCTTCATCTTTAAATAAATCCAATGTTTGACCATTAGCAACAAGTTGAAAAGCTAATCCCTGTGTGCTCGTTATTCCCATATTATAGTATTAATTTATAATTTTGGCCAAATTTGAAATCAAATGAATATTGTATTAGCTTATCTACTACACCAGTTTTAAATCTGATGTTAGATGTTGTTATAGCCAAAGGTCTTATATCACCAGCATCGTTGTATATCCAATAGATTTCATCAGATGATACTAATTGCTTTAAAAGTTCATTATAATCTTCAGATAACCAATCACTATTAACTGATATTGTTTGTGTAGAATCTGATACATAGTTTTGTATTGATGATTCCCATTGATTGTATTCTAATGTTGAACTATTCCAACTACCAACTTGTGGTTGATAAGTTTTACGAGTTGTAGCAAATGCTTCCTTACTAACCATATCAAAGTTAAGGAAATCATATTGTCCAAATCTATTCTTCCATTTGATTCTTACGTTAGGATATTTCTCCTTACACTTTTCTTCAAATCTAATACATTGGCCTAACTTAGTAATATCAGGTGTGTATTTTGATGTAGTTTGTGGAACTGTTACAGCTGTTATTTTTAATTGTCCTGTAATTCCAGGACCCGGTCCTGAAACATTTACTACATCATTTACATCATACCCAGAACCTATATTTTCTATTACTACTGATTGTATTGCACCTGCAGCTGTAGTTCCAGTTATACTTACTGTCAATCCAGTACCATTACCACCCGTAGTGTTATAAATACCATTTTGATAGCTATTACCTATTGTTTGAAGACTAACTGTAGATACACCTCCAACTATTCCTATGAATGAATTCTGAATGTATAAATTCGAAGTAGATAATGCCATTGCTTGATTTAAATCATCATCGTAATCGTTATTAACGACCCAAGGGGATAATAATTTAATTGAAGGAATGTTAACAAATTCAGGCTGATTTACTTCTGCCCAAGGTGATGATTCTTCAGTTATTGTATTGTAAAATAATGGAGTTGCTTCATCTGCAGCCCAAACATATATAGGTTCGGAAACCTCATCATTAAAGAAGTCTTCAAAATTACTTGCGTTTTGTTGTAATGTAGCAGGGTCGTAATCAAATTCGTCAGTTCCTCCTTGAAAATCATCCAACTCAGTCCAACTAGCAGAAATAATTGTTTGCAATAGTGATGATGAATTAGATGCAGATACAGCACATATTGTGTATGAATCCGTATAAGTTATAGGGAAATCTGATTCAGCTGGAAAAGCTGGGAAATCGAATATAACTTCTGATGAAAGGTATTGGGTATCAATTATTGGTAATATTGATGATGTTAAAGAAGATGAATAGTATATATGTGTTGCATCATCATTACCACTCCAATCAATATCATATGTACCTGCTCCAAATCTACCTAAGTCAGTATCAAATATAGATTGAGTAACAGGTCCATCAGTTAAGATAGGATAGTATGTAGTTTTATCTTGTAAAGATGATGTTATGTTTTCAGGGAATAATCCGTATCCATCTAACGCTGCATATATTCGACTTGATACACGTGAACCTGTTACAAAGGCTGTTGTACCAATTGGTATATATTGAGGATAGAATTCTGCTTTAAACCAAACTGCATTAGATGAGTTCTCCTCAAGTCTTTCAGTTAGAGTGGAGTTAACTATCTTAGATACATCAAAGATTCCGTAATCGGAAGTATTTGGGAATTTAGCAAGTGTATAATCAACACTACCACTATTAGCTTGAGAACCAGTCCAATATGTCAAATCAGCTAAATATTGAAATGATGAACTTAATAACATATTGTTATCATTCTGAATCACCGAAAATATAATAGGTGATTGAGCCAACGATGAAGATGCTGGTGATTGGGTTATTGATAATATTCCTGGCATTGTTTATATCTTTATATTTTAACCATTAATTTGATAAATCTATTGAAGGGGTTAGGATATTGTAAATCCTGCTTTTTTAAATTGAGTATCAATTGCATCTAAATAATCTTTAGCAATAACATCAACTTTATCTTTTAAGAATTCATCTAAAGCATTTTGGAACTCATCCGATTCAGCTCCTAATTCAGCAAAAGGTCTTTTACCCATCTTAGATGTACCATAGTGAACGTACTGTCCATACTCAGCTCCTGTTGGAGCTATATCTAATACGAATGTATATTTTGTACCTTCAGTTAATTTGTTTTCTCTACCAATACTATTAGGTACGTTACTTGGTGATGTTACAAACTTAGAAAGTAAGTTACCTGTTTTGAATGCTTTAGATGTACCTGTTTTATATGAGGTGTAAGTAGAACCAGGGTAAATTGCTTTACCTGCTGCTTTCTTATACGCCTTTGCTACATCTTGTAATGTTTTCATTATTCACAAGGTGCTGATGAACCTATTACTGTATTATCACTTAAAGAGATAACTTCAAGTCCACAAACTGTATCAGTATTATATTGATATTGTACATCTCCGTTACAATCTCTATATTCAATAATTACTGGGTCTCCTCCAAGAACAGCAAATTCATAACGAATACACTCTTGTGTTGTAGATTTACCTAAATCAAATAAACAAATGTTTCTATCGTTATGTACTCTTAGAGTGAAATCAGCTGACCATCCAGCTAAACCATTATCATACTCTTGCTTAAAGGCTGTACATGCTGTTGTACCTTGTATCTCAAACCCTTCTTCTTTTCTATCAGTATATGAAAGTAAATCGTTAACGATTGAAAGTGTGTTAGCATGAATATCAACAGTATCATCTACACCTTCAAAATATATGGTTTGTTGGTTGTTAGAACCTGATGATTCATTATCTTTTAATTTTATCTTATCAGCTACTACAATTTGTACACCATAATCAGTAGATTTACCATCGAATGTGGCATTAGTAATGATTACATTTCCTAAAGGATATTGAGGGAATGGGAATGTATCAATTGAAAATACATCACCTTGAGTCACATACCTTATTGATGGGTGATTCTTCATTATCGATTTTAGATAATTTAGAACATTGTAATATAATGTATAATTAGTTCCGTTACTCATATCGTTTTTTTATAGTTCTAATCCACCGAAGTATTGGTTACTTTGGTCAGGCCATATTTGAGTTGCATTACCAACTGATTCTAAGAACTCAGGAATATTAGATGAATTAGCAATTAAATAATCTTGTAATCTTGTTGCGTAATAATCAGCGTTATTCAAAGCTTTTGCCAATAAATAATCAATCTCATTTTTACCCGGTGAGATGGATGTATCTGATTGATGTTTGAATGCACCTTCACTTTTAAAAGATATACCACTAAAAGGGATGTATTCAACGCATGCGTACCATACTAATGTTGGTTTAATGTATTCATCTACTAAAGTTTCGTAATACCCAGTAAATGGAGTACTTGCTTCAATATCAGCTTGTAACTTATTAAACAATACTGTACCTAAAAGATTAAGTAAATATTTGTCTTGGCTAGTTCTGATAAATGGTAATAGTTTATCTGCATCAATAGCTCCTTGAAGCGGAGTTTGCTTTATGATGTCATTTCGGGTTATAAATAGTGCGTATGCTGCCATCGTTATTCGTTATTAAATTCTAAGTTGTTTTCCATTTGTTCAGTATTCTCCATCTGCTCATTCACAGTTTCTTCTACCTCTTCGATTGTTTCACCAGTCTCTTCAGCAGTTGTTGATAGTATTGCCAATGGAGTTAATTGGTCAATGTATAATTCGGTTTCATTACCCCATCCACCTTTTCTAAAGATATCAGCAAATGATGATATAATAGTATTTTGGAATGGATGTATTGTCATTGTTTGCATGATACTAAACGCTGTTTTCATTTCCTCACTCTGAGAGGAGAAACCATTGTTAGCGGTACGAATACCAAAGAGTAGTGGAGATGTTACTCTATTTGCCACTAAGATTCGGTCCTGAGCGTACTCAGCAACGTATTGTTGTTTCTCATGTAAGTTTTCCGTTTGAATTGCTTCAATTGTTGGTTTGTTAGCTGCATCATCGTTAAATGATAACATAAAACGACCCGCATTACGAGTACCAGTAAACTTGTTAACAATGTTTGTTTCAATCGCTTGTCTTTCTTCAGGTGCAGGAACTCCGTTGTTCAGGTTAACCATTACCAAAGGAAGGAAGCCATTTTCTATGTTGTTGATATGTAGATTACTTAATTCAGCTTCTACAAATGAGAACTGAAGTGCAGAAATCCAATCGGGCATACCATAGTAGTATGTACCTGGTGAATAGTTCTTACCATAGTACAATTCCATTGAATCATTAGATGTACCAAATGCTGGAATTATCTTCTTATTTTTTTGTTGTCTAATATCAGTCCAATCCGTACAGTAGTAATATGTTTCTACTTTTGGTTTATCATATAACTTTTCAGCTCTTATGTTTTGTACTGGTATGTGATAGATTTTCTTAACCTTAGTATGGTCATCATTCCACCACACTTGTGCAGCAAAGTTACCATATAGTTTTAAATCAAAAGATATTTTCTTAACATCTTCTTGGTCAATCATCTTAGCTAAAGCAGCATCAAATAATTCATTCTTAGAGTACATCCCTTTACCGAAGATTAAATCGGCTATACCTTCAATACAAGCTGAGTTAGTTGTTGAGGTATTAAATGCATCCGTTACAATTGGAAAAAAGTCATCTTGGTCCATTATACCAATTGGTACCCAACTGTATCTTGTTTTTGTATCTTCAGTAATGATTGGAATATCTTGCTGAGATAAATTTAATACTGAGAAGTTTGTTTGTTTCTTCATATCTTAAAATAGTATGTATTCGTTTGTAGTTACATTGGATTTGAAATCATCATCTAAATGTGATTTGTATTGTGTTGTATCCAATGATGATGATGCAAACACTTTGTAAGTACCATACCAAACATCGTTACTGCCACCATCTTTCATATAAGCTCTATATTCACCACCATCAATAGCTCCACTAATATTAGCATCAAATTTAATAATTGATTCTGATGAAGTGTATTCAGCTGATAAAGATTGTGTTGTATTAACTAAAGTTTGCATGTTTTGGTAATACAATGTGAACGTAGGTTCCGTTGTTTGTTCAATTCTGAACGTATTAGTATTACTTCCTGATAAATAGTATGAGTTCATGTTGTCTATAAGTGTTCATTATCTATATTTTAACAATCAAATAGATAAATGTAGTTATCGGACATAAAAAAAGGGAGTGAAATAATCACCCCCTTTAATTCTTCCATCGTTAATATACGATGACAGTTATAATAGTAATTTATGAAGTTACAATTGTAGGTGCAGTTAGTCCTGCAAATGGGTCATCAACAGTTGAACCAGATATAAAACCTGCAGGAAGTTGTTCTTCACCAGTCATAGAAACCGAGTAACCATAAAGGTCACCAAGTCCACCACCAGTTTGAATTGTTCCTGAAGTCAAATCTGCTCCTCTATCTTGTCCCACTAACAAAGCATCTCCTGCGTTTGTATGAACTACAATTTGAGGTCTACCATAAGCTAAAGTTTTTAGCTCAGTTGTCATCTCATTAGTTAATTTCTTTAAGTTAAGAGTTAACTCTTGAGAGAAGAAGGTAGTCCCGTTTTCTCTACTACTATTAACAGTCTCAGTATATGCTGATGTGCCTTTTAGTTCGTACTTGTAAGCAGTAAGTGTTGAAAAGTCTCCTGTTACCTCACCATCATCCGGTCTAGTGAATGTTGACCCACTAACGAAATTGATAAAGTAAACGGCTTGTAAGCCCCCTACGGATTCTTTACATACTTCCTGTCTACCAGCTGTTAAATCACATGCCATAATTTTAAGTTGTATTTGTTGTTAATAATAATTGTTTAAACATATGGAAAATAAGGGGAGAATTAACTCCCCCCAATTCCTATATAATTCATCTCTACTTATGCAGGGATGTGGATTGCGATGTCCTGTCCAATACCAAATTCAGTATCTCCAGTATATCTCATAATCACACGATAGTTTTGTGAACCATCGAGGTCAGCCATGTCTAAAACCTTAACTTCGTTGTAGTCTGACATCAAACCTGTTCCGAAGAATAAGTTAGATTTCTCAGCAGCAACCATATAAGATGCAGTCATACCTGGACACATTGCCAAATCGATACCATTAAAGTTCATTGGTTTTTCACCAACAGTAACTTGGTTGTTGTATCCGTTAGCGTAGTCAGTACCTAATACTTTTTGGTATGCCTTAGCAACGTTAGTTCCAACATAGATTAATAAATCTTCTTTACCGAATACAGTATCAGGAATTGCTTCGTAGATACCATTTAATGCAGCGATTACGTTAGTAGAATCGATTGCTCCAGATACAGCTGATTGAACAACAGCACCTGCACCACCTGCAGAAACAGAACCACTAAGAGCTGGTAAGAATCCTCTGAATTCACCATTAACTGCAGCAGAACCTTGCCATATAGAAGTTTCAGTTGCTTCAGCAACTTTACCACCTACATAAGAGATAAGGTAATCGTTAAAGTTAGCAGGAATCTCATCGAATGCAGAGTAGCCTAATTGTAAAGCTTCCCAAGAATCCAAGAAGTTTTGCTTACATAATTCCAAGTTTACTTGAAGTTCTTTTGGTGTCAATACTCTTTCAGAAAGAGCAACTGAGCCTGAAGTTGTGAAATCACAACTAGCATCGTGTACAATACCAGATACATCCAATTTTTGGATTACCTCTTTGTATTTTACGTTAGGAACAACGGTAATTAAATCGTTTTCCAAAGTTTTAGCACTCAATAAAGCAGCCGCAATATACTTACCAGCGAATTCCCCGGCGTATGTTGAAGTTACTGTTGGAAGAGCGAAATTTTGATTTTTTCTCATTTTTACAGAATTTTAATATTAGTTATAGAGTTTTGATAAAAAAGCTGATTGTCTGTTTGGTTTTCTACCAGCAGTTTTCTTTGTTACTTTCGAAGCCATTACTGGGGCTCCATCCAATTTAGGAAGTTCTTCTTCCTCAAGAATTTCTTCTTCTTCTACTTCGTCAACTTGCATGTCAGCTAGCTTCTTTTCAAGTTCCTCAATTCGGTAGCTCATTTCTTCAACGGTCTTTACAACCTCTTCTAAATTGATAACTACTTCCTCTTCTTTCTCCTCATCTTCAGAAATTTCTTCTTCCAATTTAGTAGAACCCATCTCATCCTCAGCTTTTGGTTCTTCAGTTGCTTCTTCAACATTCTCTCTGGTTTCAATGATTCCATCTTTAGTAATGATACGGATACGAACTTCGTTTCCTTCTTCATCCTTTAAGAATAATTCATGTTCTCCATTTGGTGCTGGTGATTTACTTCCATCTTCGGCAATTACCTCAACAGCTTCTCCAACATCGAATGTTTTAGACTCAACTTCTGTTCCATCCACTAATTTTGCGATAACAAAGTTAACTTCCTTTTTCGTTTCCGAAGATAGTAAAGTCATAATCTTGTTTAAGACAGTGTTTGAATTCATATTAATTAAGTTTAATTATTAAAGTTATAACAATTTTATTAGGATATTTCCAAAAATTGTTTTATATTGTAAGTATTTTTTTATACGTCTATTAAAATTTTATCAGGTCTTTCAAATGCTTGGGATGAAAGAGAAGCTGAATTAAATGAATGATACCAATAATCTCCTGCTTGGAATATATCATTACCACTATCATTTATTTGAAATCTATTTTCATAACGTAATACTACTAAACCATAAGAACCAGAACCAGCAGTTGCTTCAAAAGCACCACCACCACCAGAACCAAATGATGTAGCATCACTAGCATTGTTTGTTCCTAAAGCTGCATTACCACCACCATCAGTACCTAAACCAAAAGATTCTGTAACTGCACTATAAGCAGAACCACCACCACCTCCGGCAACAGTACCTACAACATCTAAAGAACTATTCCAATACCAATCATTTATAGTTGTACCATTTCCACCATTTCCACCAATAGCAACATTTGGATTATCAGTTGGACCATCATCACCATCAAAACCTACACGACTATTTCCAGCACCACCACCGGCTGCTTGGTCAAATATATCGTTAGTACCACCCGCAAATCCAGCACCACTAGGTCCACCAGTTTCATCAGCTCTAACAGAATCACCAATAGGGTGTCCACCTTGTCCTTTAAGAGAACTAGCTACACCACTTATATAAGAATCATAACCACGAAGTCCACGTCCACCACTAGTTGGGTTGGTACCTGGGTAATTTGCCCCTTCACCACCTAATCCGGTCATTACAAATATATTATCAGAACCTGTTGCAAATGTAAAAGAACCAGTTTGAATTTGTCCTGCTCCACCTCCACCACCGGCAAATAATGTTACATCATTAGCTGAACCACCACCGCCACCTCCAGCGATTACTAAGTATTCTATATCAATTGATTCTGTATATACAGGCCAAGCAACATCTATGTACTTACCATCCATTTTTAGTGATGTACTTATATCTTTATTTCCTAGTATTAATCTTTGCATATTATGTTAATTGAAAGTTTGTTGAACCTACTGTGGTAAATTTATGGTACCAATATCCTCCATCTTGAAATATTGTATCTCCACTTGTTGATAGTTGAGTAGCTGATAGATATCTAAGGATAACAATACCACTACCACCATCAGCAGATGTAAATGCTCCACCTCCACCACCTCCAGTGTTTACAGTTCCTGCAACACCGGTTGGTGAGTTTCCTTTGTTACCTCCGGCACCACCACCACCGATACCTCCAGAAGAAGTATTTACAAATCCACCACAACAGCCTCCACCACCACCTGCGTAATAGTTTGTATCTAACCATTGAGTTCCACTTCCACCAGTTCCACCCTGTTCATCTGTTCCGTTTCCACCAACAGTAGAAGCACCACCACCGGCACCACCGCCACCTGTAACCACACCACCACCTTGACCTAATCCATCACCACCATCGTTACCTTGTGTTGCAGTACCACTTGCTCCGGAAATACTTCCAAAGAAACCTCCTCCACCTCCAGAACCACCAGAGAAAGGAGCATTACCATTAGTACCACCTTTACCTCCTCCAATAGATGTAAAGCCTAAGAAGGTAGAATTATCACCACTATCATCAGTACCACCATCACCAATAACAATTGGATATATTGTATTTTTAGCTACAGTGTAAGATGAGCCGGATATAAATCCTCCTGCTCCACCTCCACCTGCGTTATCTCCGCCAGATGAACCACCACCAGCAACAATAAGATAATCAATCTCTATTGCACCTGCAAATGTGTCATCCCAGTCAGAAATAACGTATTTGTCACCCAACGCTATGTTGTTGAAGAGCTCCTCACCTAAATATATTTTATTAGTACTAGCCATATTTTAACAGTTATCTATTTGAGAGATAACACCATTCATTCCAATTAAAATTGATTTGTTTTGTGCCATCATCATATCTTGCCATCCAAAGTACACACTCATAGGTGCTGGATTCGTTAACATTGAATCAGTAAACAATTGGTCATTAACCTCAGGTACTGAACTTCCTCCCATATTCATAGGGTCTTTTTGAATGTATAAATCATGTGAACTTCCCATACTAATAGCTGAACAAGCATCGATAGCCGTAGAAGTACCACTAGCCATCATTGAGTCTTGGTCCCATCCTTGAATAGAATCTGCACCTGGTGCAGGTCCTGGTCCTGCTCCAGCACAATTGTTAATCATTTCAGCTAATCCATTATTAACGTTTACTGATTTATTCTCAGCAGCTCCGAATTGGAATCCATAGTATCCATTTGGAAGTATTGAAGTTAAGGTATCATCACTATATAAAGTATCACCATACTCAATACTTCCTTGGTCAGCATTTCCAGCTCCTTTAGTAAAGTATATTGTATGAGAAGTACCTGATGTAATAGCGGTACAAGCATCATTTTCACTTATTTCACCGGAAGGTGATATTGAATTATCATATACTGTTATAGAATATGAATCAACAGTTAGTAATGTATTTAAAGCTTCAATAGCTAGGTTAATTTTATTTCTAGCTACTTCTCCTAAATCTCCGTTGTTTATTAATTGTAATGACATAATTTATTTATTTTATTTTTAATCTATCCAAATTTGGGTATCATCCCATTCTCCGTTATCATCCCAAAACCCATTTCTTAATATCCAAGTTCCTCCTCCGGCAGGACCAGGAATAGGGTCTGGTGATAATGGGCCCATTGCAACAATCTCTTGTACACTCTCAATACTACCCAAAGATGAACCACCTATGGATATAGATGAGAATGATGTATTTCCTAATTTTATTGTTACTCCCATCTCTTAATTTATTTTTACCAATTTACATTGTACTGATGGTAATTGATATCCATCCAAAGTATCTATATCAGCTACTGTTATGGTATCTATTATTTCTTCGTTTACTATTACGTTGTATGTTGTCATATTAATATTTTAAGTTGCTTCTACAATACTATCTGGTGCTGCAATTGTAGCAGTAGTATAGCCTTTATCAGTTCCTATATAAACTCTAAAATCTTGCCAACTCCCTGCACCCCCATCATTAGTTGTATTCTCTCCTCTCATTATACGATTGAAAGAACCATTGGTATCAACTGAACCACCCGGAAATGAATCAACGAACTTTGCAGCCCCATCAAAATAAAATCTTAAATTGTTACCAGTCCTTACCCAAGCTATATGATACCATTGATTTAAGTTATAAGAAAAATCTGTTGATAAGTATTGACTTTGACCTGTTGCAGATGTATCTAATACCAGTCTCATTCTCATATTAGTTGTACCAGATGCAGCGTTTCCAAAATCAGCATCGATATTATAATTTGTATGTCTTAAAGCTACTTTCCAAAATGGAGGTTTAGTTAATCGTTCATCCATATATACGTATCCTTCAATAACCCAATCATCTGAACCCCAACTTAGTTCAGCTTCAGAAGTAGTTCCCCATTGACCTGCATCTTGTGTAAATACCGAAGTACCATATCCTTCAGCACCAAATTTAACATCCGTATCTAAATTAACTTCAGATGCAGAACCAGTCAATGCATATTGAATGTTTGTTCCAGTCCCAGCTATATCAGCGTGAACATCATCAAATCCATCAGTAATAAGTCCTGTAAATGTAGAACCGGGTATTGCTAATTTTAAGAAACTAGCATATGCATCAGTTCTATATGAATATGGTGCAACTACTACTTCTGTAAATGGATTAGCGAATACAAACCTATTGTTTTGTAAAGCTGTAATCTCAGTTCCTCCTAAAAATAATCCTTGTCCTTTCTCAGCCATCTTTTAACTTATTATTGTTCCGTATCTATTGTT